GGCAGAATGGCAATCCAAAGTAGCAAATGATCCACACCGCTATAAAATAGTAGCCAGTGGAAGACGAAGCGGCAAGACCTATCTTTCTATAAGAGAGATATGCTACCACGCACGAAAACCCAATCAGAATATATTTTACATAACCGCATCCTACAGGCAGGCAAAGATGATAGGCTGGAAGTTGTTTAAGGAAATACTATTGGATCTGCGTTGGGTAAAAAAGATTAATGAAAGTGAATTAAGCATAACACTAAAGAACAACTCTATCATTAGTCTTAAGGGCAGTGAGAACATTGACGCACTACGTGGAGTCAGCCTTTCCTATTGTGTTATAGATGAATGTGCTGATGTTGATCCAGAACTATTTCAAACAATTATAAGACCAGCACTTGCAGATCAAAGAGGCGGTGCTCTCTTTATTTCAACACCCAAGGGCAAGAGCAACTGGTTTTTTGATATCTACAATATGCAGGAGAAACTGCCCAATGAATGGAAGAGTTGGCAGTTTACCACCCTGGAAGCAGGATTTGTTGATCCTGAAGAAATAGAACAAGCAAAAGCAGAAATGAGCCTCAAACAATTTAAACAGGAGTTTGAAGCCTCGTTTGAAACAACTGAATCCAGGATTGCATGGGCATTTGATAGACAGCACAATGTTAAAGAACTGCCAGAAGGATTGGACACACGCACAATACTGCTAGGATGTGACTTCAACGTATCACCCATAGCAGGTTGCATATTCGTACAGGATAAACAGGACCTCTACTGCATTGATGAAATACAAATGCACAATTCAAACACACAGGAATTGGCGGATGAAGTAAAGCGTAGATATCCACAAAGCAAGATATTTGCATTTCCTGATCCAAGCGGTAGTGCAAGGAAGACCGCCGCCAATGGAGCAACGGATCACACAATACTACAAAACGCAGGTTTTGTGGTTAAATCACCCAGAAGACATGATGCGGTAAGGGATAGAATAAATGCCACCAACGCTCGTTTCTGTTCTGCTGACGGTGAAAGACGCCTTTTTATAAGTAAAACGTGTAAATACACTATAGAAAGTTTAGAAAAATACAACTTCCGTGAGGGAACTCAAGTTCCTGATAAGGGGGGTAAGCAGGACTTTTCGCACCAATTTGATGCATTATCTTATTGTGTTGCATATATGTTTCCACTCAAGCGATACGTGGAACCTGTTCAGCCTCAACGTTGGGGAGTAAGATAAAGGATAAAAAATGGACGCATCACAAATAATTCAAAATCAAATTTCACAACTGCTGGGACACAATGATATCTATGCAACATACAGAGATAGATGGGACTTCCTATACCAAAGTTATTTGGGTGGAGAAGACTACACCCTGGCAGGACATTTAACCAAATACCAATTAGAGACTAACAGCGAGTATAACAACAGGTTGCAAACAACGCCTTTGGAAAACCATTGTGCTAGTGTAATTTCAGTTTATAACTCCTTCTTATTTAGGGACCAGCCTTATAGAGATTTAAAAGGCCTAGAAAACAACCCTATCACACAGCAATTCCTCAAGGACGCTGATCAGGATGGACATAGTCTAAATGAAATCATGCGAGAAGTTTCTACTTGGAGTTCAGTGTTTGGTCATGTTTGGTTAATATTAACCAAGCCTAATTTACAATTAGCGACACAGGCGGATGAACTTAGAGAGGGTGTTAGACCCTATCTTAATTGGTTATCACCATTGGCGGTTACTGACTGGAGTTGGACAAGATCACCAATTGGCAAATACAAATTAGATTATTTCAAATACATAGAAGACTTCAATGGTAGTGTGCAGGTTGTTAAAGAATGGACTCCAGACACAATCATAACAACAACGATTGACACAGAAGAAACACAAATTATAGAAAGAATTGAAGAAGCAAACGGTTTGGGATACATTCCAGCAATATGTGCCTACAACCAAAGAAGCACGGTAAGAGGAATTGGTGTAAGTGATATACATGATATTGCTTCAGCACAAAAAATGATTTATAACTGCACATCAGAAGCGGTGGAAGCAATTAAACTTGACACACACCCTTCAATTGTTGCAACACCAAATACCAACCTAGGCGTTGGGCCTGGTAGTGTTATTCAAATTGAAGAAGGATTGGATCCTGGACTTAAACCATACGCACTTGAATTTAGTGGTGCTTCAATTGACAGCATCTACAAAGCAATTAATCATTCAATTGATGCAATTGACAAGATGGCAAACACGGGAGCGGTGCGTGCCAGTGAAAGCAGAACAATGAGTGGCGTTGCAATGGAGGTTGAATTCAGCCTGCTTAATGCACGTTTGGCACAAAAGGCGGCTTCATTGCAAATGGCGGAAGAAAACCTTTGGAAGATGTTTGCAAAATATCTAGGTACCACATATGACGGTTACATTGAATATCCTAATTCATTTAACATTAGAGACAAGCAAAGTGAAATAGCACAATTAAGAACAGCAAAAGAAACAGCAACTGATCCAATGGTGCTAAAACAAATTGATAAGCAAATACTTGAATGGATGGAATTGGAAGATGATGAATTAGCAGAAGTAAAACAACAGCAAGAACAATTTCAACCACATATGATGTATGGACCTAACGGTGAACAGCGTATGGCAAACACCATGGCTGAACATCTAGCACTTGCACAACAAGGTTGGGTGCATGAAGGAGAATACAACAATGGCGATTAATTTAAATCTTTCTAAAGCAGTATTAGATCCTGGCTTTGCTGTTGGAATCAACAATTTTAAAGATGCTTCAAGCATTGATAAGTTTGGTTACAATCCTGACGTTGGTACCACATTTGAAACCATATGGGATCTTGGTGGCACCTATGTTCATCCAAGTTCAGCGGTTGCAATGACGGTTACAAGTGCGGCTGGTGCAACTGATAATGGGGTTGAAATTACGGTGGTTGGGTTGGACACAAACTACGATGAATTAAGTGAAACGGTTACACTTGCAGGCCTGGGCACAGCAACAACAACAGGTGAATTCCTAAGGGTGTTTCGTGCTTATGTTTCAAATGGCAGTGAACCCACAGCAAACGTTACAATAAAAAATGGTGTTACAAACTATGCACAAATTACATTTCCATACAATCAAACCATGATGGCTGTGTATACGGTGCCTAACAATTACACAGGCTATTTGATAGCAGGCAATATTTCAATTGAAAAACAAAAAGAAATTGTGGCAAAACTTATGACAAGACAACAGGGAGGTGTTTTCCTTACAAAGGGAATCATTGGTAGTTTTGCTGTGCCTTTTCAACGTAGATGGGTGGTGCCACAAGCAATACCAGAAAAAACTGATATTGAGATCAGAGCAAAAGCGGGTGCTACAACCAGCATGGCGGCAGGCTTTGAATTGATATTAATAGAAAACAAAGTATAATGGAGACCAATTGAAATGGTTAAGAAAAAAAAGAAAAAAGGTGGCAAACGCGGCGGCAAACGCGGCGGTAAGCGATAAGGACCTTTGGAGCAAATACTTTCATGATATACGTCAAGTATGTCCATGGAGTTACAGCGCCTGGAAACGCAACAAAATAGAAATAGTTTTGTGGTGTGGAATGGCAGAAGAATTAAACGGTTTAGAAGCAAGGGTTCATATTTTGATTAATGCGAAACCCAGGTTGCTTAAGAAGATAGAGCAACGTCTAAACGATGAAAAAGAATTTGAAGAATGGCTTCATAGTCATCCTTCATACGGGATTAACTCTACTCCCGTTCCTGTGCTAATACAACAGGATAGAATAGGGTTAGAAAACGCCAGGAAAAACCATTCTATAACGGTTAAACCTGCGTTTAACTAAATATATATAACACTCAAAAGGAGGCGATGCACGATGTCAGAAAATACATTGGTTAATGAAACAGCAACTGGTGCTGAAGTTGAAGAAACGGTAAACCAGGCGGAAGAAAGTAAAACCTACACTCAGAGGGAAGTAGACGATATGATGGCCCGCATGAAGGGTTCCATCACTAAAAAAGTTTTACGTCCATATGAAGAACTAGGTGATCCTGAAGAACTACGCCAGTTGAAAGCAGAAGCGGAAAAAAGACGCACAGAGCAACAACTTAAACGTGGTGAGTTTGAAAAAACACTTCAAGAACTTGCTTCAAAAAAGGATGCTGAAATCCAAAAACGAGATGCAATGATTAAAGAATACAAGGTCAACACACCATTGATTGACGCGGCGGCAAGATACGATAGTGTCAACCCTGCCCAGGTAAGACAACTGCTATCAAGTAAGGTCAGATTAAATGAAACTGGCGAAGAGGTAGAAGTGTTAGACGACAATGGTAATGTGCGTTACAATGATCAAGGATCCTTGCTAACGGTTGATGATTTCGTTAAAGAGTGGTTAGATTTGAATCCACATTTCCGCAAGGCGGGGGTAACAACTACTAGCACAAAAACTAGTGTTGCTCCAGGACGCTTGGCAGGAGATATTGATTTGGCTAACATGGATATGAGCAATCCTGAACATAGAAAACTATACAAAGAGGCCAAGCAAAAAGGTCTTTTGTAAAAACTAACATTAGCCAAAAGGAGAATATATTATGGCAAACTCAGCATACGCATCCGTTATTAACACTGATGCATTAGTTGTACCTGTAAAAGCGGCAACGGTATACGCCGCTCATGAATCTTCATTGTTCCTAGGTGGAGCATTGATTCCTGTTGTAAACGCACCAAATGGTGTATTACAAGTACCAGAACTAGCAAACGTAACTGCTACAACACTATCCGCAGAAGCGGCACCTGGTGTTGACGTTGATGCAGTTTTACCTGCAGACACTAAAAACACAATCACTTGTGATCTATTTGCGGCACGTTCAGTATTACGTGACCTAGGAAATATTGACCCACAAGAAATTGGTCGTGTTTTAGGTAACGCGGTTTCTACTGCTTTTGACAAACAAGTTATGAGCGTTGTAGGAACTTTAACTGGCCAAGAAATTACATCTGGTGACTTAGATCTAGATGAGATTTTCTCAGCAGTTGGAACAATTCGTGGCAATGGCGAAACTGGACCATTATACGGTGTAGTTGGTGCTGGATCATATGCGGCTCTTATGAGCAACATTGGTTCTACATCATACGCTGGTGGTGATTTCCAATCTGAAGCATTAAGAAATGGCTTCGTGGGCACTATCGCGGGCATTAGATGTTTCGTTTCAAGTTACCTAGATGCTACTAACACTGGTGTTACTGGTGCTAAGATGGCAATCTTTGGTGCTGATTCTATGAGAATCGCTATGCAGAAAAACGTAGACATTGAAATCGCTAGAAGAGCAGAAGCAGTAGGTAGTGACATTGTCGCTTCTTTACACGCTAAAACTGCTTTAATTGACGCTGGTAGAGGCGTTTTAATTAAAGACGCGGCTTAAGGAGTAGATAGGAATGTCCTTCATAATAGAAAGTAATGTAACAATTAGTTTCGCGGATTATGACGATGCTCTTGCAAAAGATCAACGTTTATTTGAGGCAAATGAAGGACTGACTGACGATGTCGTAGAAAACGGACTTATTAGGGCGACAGAGCGTATTTTAACAAAGATACGCTCGTCATCCTGGTGGCGTTCATACTACACCAAACGTGATTCATCAACGGTATATAGAACCGTTGCTGACATTCCAGCAGTAGACCCAGATAAAATTAAAGCACGTTTAAACGACTTTAGAGATCTGTGTGTTTACATGGGATTTGCAGATTACATTTTGCCAATCATTGCTGACTTTGGAAACGAAGACAACGCTGAAAGACAAAAAATTAGTTACTATGCCAACAAGGCAGAACAACTATATGGTGAACTGATCACTGCGGGTGACTGGTATGATTTTGATGATGATGGCACTATTGCCTCAACTGAAAAAGACCCAGGACAATACAATCTTAAGAGGGTACGTTAGATGCGACAGGAGATACTAAATTACATCAATGGTTTGGCACTGGGAAGTTTTACAACCAGCAGTGATATACCATATGATGAAAGCGGATCACCGCTGTTCATTAAAAACGTAAAGAAAATTTATGTGGATAATGAACAAACAGCGACTGAACCTTTAGTAACTGCATTGGATGGACCTGTCATAGACAACGAAGTCACATCAGTTAGTATCTACTTTTCCGCAGACGCGAAGCAATTACCAGCGAATTACGACCAATTGGTATCAGACTTGAAGAAGGCTAAAAACATTACTACGGTAACAGGTATTCATCGTAGAGAACTTGATGTTACAACTGAAATTCAAGGTGATCTAGTTATCAATACGTTGGAAATACGTTTTAACAAAGTAACATAACGAGAGGAAACAGAAATGGCTTACATTTATCCAGCCCCAGGTGTTAGTGGAGTGCAATCAACATTAGGTATTAGTGTTGCGGCAAACTCTGCTTCATCACCTGAATTAACGCTTCCTGGTATCCAGGACGTTACAATTAATGCGGCGAATGATGTGTTCACATGGACACAATTAAACTCCGCATCTAAGTTACAAATTGCCACAACTGCAACAAACTCATTGTCAATGAACATTGTGTTAGATCAAACCGCATGGTTTGGTGACACAGGTCAGACAGCGGGTGAAGCGGACTACGTTGGCGTTTGGACACTTTCATCAAACAAAACCCTACTAGACTTTGAAATTTATCTAGGCGACACTGACGGTGGTGCTACAGGTAAAACAATATCTGGACAAGGTTACATCACAGGTTTGGCTCCAACCGTATCTGCTGATGCTCCTGTTTGGGTTTCACCAATTACAATTACCGTAACTGGTGACTACACGGTTGCTTAATCTCTAGGGATTAGCAATGAGCGAGGGGTATGGGGCGTTTTTCGCCCCATATTTCTACATTAAGATAAATAGAATAGAAGGATTAATAGATGGACGTATTAGATTCAAAGACTGACAAGCAACTTTTACAAAGTTTACTTGCAGAATTGGCAAAAGCACAGAATGAAATTAAATGTGCTCAAACTGACTTAGAAAAAGCAACATCAAGAACAAGATTTTTGATTGTGCTAACAAACACACTGATAAACAGACAAGGAGATTAACAGATGGAATTATCAAAACTCACAGCAAAACCCACATTAGTAAAAGTAACCATTGACGATGAAGATATCGTTAAAGAGTTTGGGGAACCTATTGACTTTTATGTATATGACAGACAGAAGATGGATGTCTTTATGCAAATGGCAACAATCAAACAAGAAAACTATGGTGAAATTGCAACGTTGGTTGAAAAATTGGTTTTAGATAAAGATGGTAAACAAGTTATTACAAAGGAATCAACCATTCCTGTTAAAGTAATGATGAGAGTAATACAGAAGGTGGTAGATAGCCTGGGAAATTCCGTAAGCCAGACTACAAAAAAATAACACCTGACTTGAATGCCTTGCTAACGGTAGATTTTTTAGCAAAGCGTTATGGTTACTTACCGTCAAAGATATTGGAGTCTGGCACAACAATGGATTTGTTTGTGGCAGAAACAGCAGTTGGTTATGAAAACTGGCTGGCGAAGAATCCTAAACAAGGTTCAACGTTGGGCAGTGATTATAGCACAGAGCAACTGCAAAACATGATAAATGCAGTTAGGAGCAAAGGAGCGACAGATGAAGGTTAAACAAACAAGAAACGCCATATCCCCTCGCATGAAAAGGATTAGACGTGAATTAGATAAAGTTCCTAAGAAAGCATACACCTATTTTAAAAGCATAACACCAATTGACACGGGTAATGCCAGAAGAAATACAAAGTTTAAAAAAGGCGATACAATTCATGCTGATTACAAGTATGCTGTGCCATTAAATGAAGGTCACAGCAGACAAGCCAAGCAAGGAATGACCAATCCAACGATTAAATACGTTATAAGTTTAGTTAGAAGGATAATCAAAGGAAGATAGTATGCAAAAAGACAAGTATTCAATAGAGTTTAATGTAAAACAAGCACAACAATCTTTAGGTACATTAAGAACTGCGGTTAAAGGTTTTATTGGTGTCCTTGCTGTCAGAGAGGTTGTGCAATTTGGCCAAAGAATACTTGAATCTGCTAAGAAATTTCAAACATACGAAAACCAATTAAGACTTATTACAAATGGTACTGAAGACCTAAATCGTGTGATGGGTCTATTGCAACAATCAGCCATACAAAGTAGAACTTCATTTGAAAACTTCCTAGATCTCTTTGTTAAGTTGCGTGTGACCACAGATGCATTAGGCATTAGTGAAGAACGTGTTATTAGCGTT